AATACTAGCCCCGCTTCGTTTATATATCCTAGTGACAAGGGAAGGAAACCACCAATAAGGAAACGTTCCAGCCAGATTCCGAAAATGCCCTTCAAAGAGGCGTGAAAGAGACGTCAGGTCAATATCAAATTAAAGCCGCAAACAAACCTGGGCCTGGGCTGAGAATCTACCAACCAACCGCCTTCCACCTGGATCCTAACATGGGCCTCCGGCCCATGTGAGGATCCAAACCTACGGTTTGGGTTTTTTGGCCTAACGCCGGCTGATTCTCAGCCGGTTTGTGTTTACTAAATAGTCAGTCTCGAGTCCTTTGTTACCCCTTCCCAAATGCCGCCCTTACCGCCCAGCTCCGCACAACTACGCACAGCGCTCGATCCCTCGCTCTGGCTGTGCTCCGTCTACCATCTGTGGTTCTAAATACATGTTTAAGGTCTTTCAATTATAAAACCATATCAAATAAAACATCAGATAAATTCTTATTGATTCAACATCCAATACAAAGACAAGTCTCACAGGAAGGGCACTTCCTGCAGTACACAATTACAATCCTATCAGGACTAATCTTCGAATAATCAGGCATGAAATTACACATCACAACCACATGGACCTCTCTTCCAGATATCCGTACGACCCTGATAGGCTCGTACTTATTAGAAACAATCATCCCGTTCTTCAGCTCTTCAATCAGAGAGTACTGGATATAATCCTTCTTATCCCTAGGGATATCGAAGACCACGTGGCTTTCGACCTCGACCGCGTACTGGTATTTGACGTTGTCCGCGGTTCCACCCGATGTATAGAACCATCCCCTCCTGAAAAGCTCCTTCGCCATCATGGTCTTGCCTTCTGCTCCCGCAGGACCGTAAATCCAAATAATAGAACGGTTATCGGGAACTTCCTCCAGAAGTTCAAGCAGACAAATCTGCCAATCTCGAAGAGGATCAGGAAGCAGACTCGGATCGGACCTGAACCTCTCAACCGATTGAGCCGCCAACACCCTCCGATATACGGAGGGATTTTCTTCCGCCATCCTCTCGGGGGACCTTCTCACCAGGTCCCTCATCCGACCTTTATGCGAGCCTTGCGGGATGAATTCCCCAATCTCCCACGGACCTGCAACCCTAGATTCATCCTTCATACAATAGTCCCTCGCGTCTTCGGCTCGACGGGCCTTTTGAACTTCAAGATGAGGCCTGAAATTTCCAAACAACTTACGTACAGCGGTTAGACGAGAGGGCTTCTTGAGCTGCAGGTACCCCTGCATATGGTCATGGGTTCCCTTCTCGTGCTGCCAGCACGCGTACTTGATCTCATCCCTCGCCAGCCACCAGGCGAGCTCCGGCGGGTCGCCGGAGAAATTTAACGTAAAGCACCACCAGCGGCTTCTTGGAGACGAAAAGGAACCCATGAAAGGAAGCCAGAAATGAAAGAAGCGGAGGCTTAAATACCGGAACAAGGAGGAAACGGAACGAAGCGGGT